TAAACCTGTTAAAACTAAAAATAATGAGGTATTTCTAGGGTATGATAGGGACAATAAGCCTGTCATTGTAAATATGGATAAGTTTCCCCACATTTTAATAGGCGGCGATACTGGAACAGGCAAATCTAGGGTTTTAATGGCATTATTAACAAACTTAATAACTAATAATGATGTAAATTTATATTTAATGCAAATAAGAAAAGGTGACTTGACTATATTTAGGAACTGCAAGCAAACAAAAGAGGTAGCACAAACTTTAGATGATACACTTGAAGTTCTTAGAAATCTAAACAACATATGTGTTGAAAGGGATAAGAAAATAGAAGATTACATTGAGGAAGGTATTTACAATATAAGTGATTGGAATAAAAGATTTAAATATAGACAAATGAAATATATATATGCTGTTATAGAGGAGTTTTCATTTTATAACCCTTCTGGAGCAGATACAAAAGAAGAAAAGTTAATCAAGAAAGAAATTTTAGGATTAATAAAGAATATAGTAGCCGCTGGTCGTAGTTCTGGAGTGTTTATCATAACAAGTTTACAGAAGCCAACAAACAGCTCAATTCCCACAGATATTAAGGCACAGCTATGTACTAGAGTATCAATGCACATAGCTGATAAAGAAACAAGTATTATAATTTTAGGCAATGCAAATGCCACAAAACTTGGTGAGCGTGAATGTATAGTGAGAACACTAGGCGAAAAGAAATGCTTTAGTACCACTATAGACCATGACATTATAATGGAGAATATAAAAGATAGCTTAGTAAAAAAAGAAGCTAAAAAGAAGCCTAAAAAAGAAAATAAGTATGCAAATAACAAGGGTATTATTGATTTTGAGGTGATTAGAAGTGAAATCGAAGGGTGATTTGTATATACTTGACTTTGTAGATGAATTTGGAGGTATAACCATAGAACAGGCTAAATTGATGTTTTATAATACTAAATATGGCTATGATACTGCCAAAAGACGTTTAAAGAAGCTAGTAGAAGAAAACTACCTAAAAGTTGCTAAAGACTTTCTAACACAGAAGAATGTTTATTATAGTATCAGAAAACCATCTAGCCATAAAATTATTTTATTAGACTTGTACTCAAAATTAAGTTCATTAACAGAAACAGAAGTCATTTATTTTGAGCCAGAATATACAATACAAAATAAACGAGCTGATGCAATGCTAGTAATAAAATCTAGTGGAGTAGCTAAAATGTTACTGGTGGAAGTTGATATAAACAATAAGACAAAAGAGGATAAATATTTAAATATATACAACAGTGGAGAACTCCAAAGCAAGTACGGTGCTTTTCCTCTTATTGTCATAATTGAAAAACAAAGTATAAGAAAAAGAAAAATTAAAAAAATGCCATTTTCTGTAATTCGCTTTTGCTATGAAATGAAAGACATAGAAAAAATAGTATAATATATATCGCAAACAAGTTTTACCCTCTGAAAGCTTCAATACCAATAGCTAGAGGGTATTTTTTAAGTCCTAAGTGTTAGGAGCTTATTTAGTATAGTATATGTTACTATTAAAAGGATTAGAACATAAAAAAGAAGAAAAGAATTCAATCCTTTCTTCTATCCCCTAAAAATTTATTTAAAATATAACTTCTATCCTTTTACTATCACTATAAAAATTAATAATACTTGATATTATATGTCCTATTAATTACCCTCTATAGTGCTTCTATTCTTCTCATATTCTTTTAGATATTCATAGAAGCAATTACCGTAATTCCCATCTTTAATTGCACAAACTCCACTTGGACAACAATGTCCTGCAATATCTACAAATCTTATAAAATTTTCCTTACCCATCATTGCACATGTTTGATATAAAAATTCATCATTTTTCATTTTATTAAATGGATTTTCCATACTAACACCCCATTTTTATTATAATTTCATTCCTGTTTATTAATGTATTTTAAGCATGACTTGCAAGTAACTTGATGTCTTAGTGTGGTAATTGCCCACTCTGGAACTTCCTTCCCACATTTGGCTATGCTTTTCATTTCTTCATTTGTAACACATAAATTAGCCCCACAACCTTCATTTAATAAATGTGTTTTCATTTTAAAACATTCCCTTCTTTACATTGTTTAACTTGCATCAAAGTGCATTTCAAATAGCTTGCCACACCCTTCGTCAAAATCGTCACCACAAGTGATTATATAAGTCTTCCCACACTCGTCCATATCTTCTTCTTGCCACTCTCTCCCGCAGTAAGGACATTTTATATTTGTTACTAATTTATAAACCTCTGTATCATTATAAGTTCTATAAATTTTTTTCATGTTATCAATTCCTTTCTTCGCAATATATTTGCATTGTGACTATTCATCAATCTTAAATAGTCTTTTGTCACATTCACTACAATAAGCATACTTACTTGTATTTTTGTATTGAATATTATCGTGTATATGTCCATTTTCAGCTTCTTTGCCATCAAACCTAAATATATATTCACAAGTACCTTTAAAGCTTTGTTTGATGTAATACTCTTCTGACCCACAATAAGGACATTCTTTCATTCCCTTATTACTATCCATGTTTAATCTCCTTTGCCTACATTTGAATTGCGATTTACTTAATCAAACAATAATCTGTTTTTTCTAATGTTGTTGCATCTGCAACAAATGTATACCCTTCTTTTTCATAATCTTCTTCATATATTTTTTTAGCCTTTTTTAATGCTTCTGTACTACTATTCGCTTTTACTTCTACTACATGCTCATATATTTCTCGTATTTTCACTTTATAAGTTTCCATTGTTAATTCTCCTTTCATTCTTCACAATATAATCAAATTATGAATTACACCTTTCATCTAAAATTTCCATTTTGTATATTACTCCATCAATTCTTTTATTGTGCCACCATTCGCCGCTATCTGTTTTTATATTAATTCTGCCATTTGAAACTTTTTCACACTCATATACTTTTCCTAATGTAAAGCTAAGGTTTTCTTTTTCATATCCAATATCTTTAATTCTTTCAAAGTCAATTTCAACGCATTTAATTTTATTCATATAAAACCTCCATATTAAATTTTTATTTCTCCTTTTTACTTATGACAACACTCCCATTGTCTTTTATTCTAAAGTCTAAAACGTCACCTTTGTGTAAGTCTAAATGTTCTAAAATTTCTTTTGGTATATTCGCAAATGTATTGCTTCTGGTTTGTTGTATTTTAACCCTCGGCATCCTACTACCTCCTTTTGTTTATTATTGTATCAATATTGTTTTAATATTACAAGGCTTAATTTTCGACAAAAGAAAAGAGTAGGTTTTACCCTACTCTATCTTTATAAAGTCAGCATGTACAAATGCCCCATAAGGTTTATATGATATACTGACCCAATCTCCATATCTTCTATATAAATTTAATCTTTCGCCTTGATAAACTTGACCTAATATTTTAGAAGATGTTGAAGCTTTTTCTCTAACATTAAGTACGTCCGCTGTTACTATGGCTGTTTTACCTCTTAAATCATCTAAATCTTTATCACCAGTATCAATTATAATAGGTTTGCCATGTATAGCTTCGGCTATTGCCTTCCCTATAGCATCAGCACCAACTTTATGATATAGATTAACGTCCGTTACACTGTCAACAAAGCATACTTCTATAATCATAGATGAATAGTTGATTAAAGCTAATTCTGCAAGTCCTGTAGTTGATTTGACTCCTCTATTCTTAAAGCCTAACTTTTCTAAGTTTTTACATATGTTTGTTCCAACAACCCTCGTAAAATTGTCATTGGGATATGTCCAGACTTCTGTTCCTCTTGCTTCTGTGGTTCGGTTTGAAGCATTAAAGTGTATAGAGAAGAATAAATCTTTCCCTAGTGTATTAGCTCTATTTATTCCATAATTAAGTTCTTGATTGCTATCAGACATATTAGGAGGTGTACAATCTACCAATGTATGCCCTGCTAATTTTAGATATTTAACTACAGCGGCTTGAACCTTTCTATCTTCTACAACTTCATCTATTAAGTCACTAGCTCCCACACATGCCAGATTATGTCCGCCCCTATGAGTTATTACCATTTCTATTCCTCCCTTTTGCCCTGCTTAAACAACTGATTAGCATATACAGTAGTCCCAGTTACTAATACAGATTGGATTATACTATTAACGTTAAATCCCATTAAAAGCGTCCCTAAAGCAATACCAACGATTAAAAGTAGAAATGGTATATACTTATCCTTTAAACTGTTTAACCCCTTTAACATTTTGCCTATAACATATAAAACAGGTATTAATATTAAGGCTTCTTGTACAACATAACTTTGTATATCCATTTTTAACCCTCCTTACTTTCTTTTTTCAATTCCTCTATATCCTTTTGCATAACAGGTATTACCCGTATGCACTCTGTTATTTCCCTTAGACTATCATTGTAATTTTTAAGACACTCATTCAAGCTTTCATTTTGCTTATGAAGTCTTTCTTCATTTATTCGTGATTGTGACATAACGTCATTTACTAATTGTTTATAGTCAGCGGCGAGCTGTTCGCCGCTAAGTTGTGCCTGCTTATTAGTGCTTTTAATCTGGTCTGTAAAAGTTTTTAAAAGAAATCCTAGAAATATAACTACTGCTACTACTGGGCTCGCTTTTGATAATAATTCATAAGGCATTATTCAACTACCCACCTTTCAATATGTTTATTAAAAACTTCTTTGCCTATAATATTTTTAGATAATAACTCATATTTGTCATTGTATGGTCTGTTTTTGACTATATTTAAAGCTTTTGTTTTCCCTATACCTTCTAATACCTCTAATTCCTCCAAACTAGCTCTATTTATATTTACCTTATCTTTTGTTGAAGCTTGTCCAACGTTTATTTGTATATCATTAGAGTTATTTATATTAGAGAACATTCCCCCTATTATATAACCTAACAACATACTAGTAAAGATTATAGCTATAATTAACGTTGTGCTTTTTATAGTCTTATCTTTTCTCATTGCCGCCCTCCGTTAAAAAACTACTTTAATGGTTCACTAGTATTTAAAATCTATTCTCTAGTTTTTAATATTGTTTCGTATTCTTCTTTTGTTAGGACACCCCAGTTATAAGCTTCTGTAAGTGCCTCCTTTGTAAGATAACCAAGTCTATAATTTAATTCATACCATTCATAATATTTACTCATTCTATTTTCCTCCTTCTAATTTATTTAATCTAATAATTATATTATTGATTGCTTGATTTATACTTGCAATAGATAAGTCTTGCTTCATATTTTCAATAACTAGTCCGTTTATTGTTTCGCTTTGAATTTGTTCCTGTGATTTTGGGTCTTCGAAATATTGATAAGTTACTTCACCATGTTTCCCATAACTTTTTTGAATAACATTTAACCAATAATCAAAGTCAGCATCTTTACATTTGTAGTTAAGGTTTTTTAATTCTTCCTTATCTCTTGAAACGTATTCCATATTATAATAATTTATTATATACATTCTAATTTCCTCCTTTTATGCTAGTTCTATAACTGCAATTTCTCCAGAAGATGTTACATACCAATACGCATAAAAACCCTGTGTATTTCGCTCCATTGTTGTAGTTACATTTTCTTGCGTCAAAAATCCCCCTAAACTTGATATATCTTTACTTCTTAAAGCTTTAACTGTATTATTTCGAAAATTATTACCAAAAGTGTTGGCTGTAATTGCACCAGTAAAAGTATTGTTGTAACAGATACTTCCCAATTTATTGTTGTAACAAGAATTACCAAAGGTATTACTATCGCATTTAGTGCCAAGGGTATTACTATCACAATCATTATCGAAACTATTAGCAATACAACTATCATCAAGCTTGTTATTATCACAACCATTTCCAAAACTATTATTGCTACAACTAGAAGTAAGCTTATTGCCTATACAGCTATTACCAAAACTATTATTGCTACAACTCATGCCTAACTGATTGCTTTGGCAAAAATTGCCCAAGATGTTACTCACACAACTTGTAGCAAAAGTATTTACAGTACAGTTATTACCAAACCAGTTCCTGCTACAATTAGTATCAAAAGTATTATTTTGGCAAGCATTGCCAAATAAATTATTAAGACAAGCATTACCAAATGAATTATTAACACAACTATAACCAAAGTTATTACCATAGCAATCATAGGGAAAATAATTACTAGAACAACTAATCCCCAAACTATTATTACGGTTATTATTACCCAATCTATTACTATAACAACTATTGCCAAAACTATTGTAATAACAACTATATCCTAAAACATTACCATAACAACCATTACCAAAACTATTACCATAACAACTATTTCCTAAAACATTACTATAACAACTATTACCAAAACTATTGTAACGACAACTATATCCAAAACTATTAGCATAGCAACTACTATCAAGTGTATTACTATAACAAGTATCAATAAATACATTGTTATGCAATGTTCTGTTCTCTATTGTTTTAATGGTATTCGAATGACACTCATATCCAAATGTAGGAACTTCATTAAAAGTACCTCTAAATAATTCCACACCCTTAGCTATTGTTGTCTTTTCATTTACTAAAAGTGGTACAGATATATCATAATAAACTTGATAAAATACATTTGTGTCCGTTTCATCTATTGGAACGTTTGTATTCTTAGCCATCCATAATTTTCTATCGGCTTTGTATACCTCTCCAAGTTTTGCCGCCCCACTAGTCCAAACTGAATAATCTTTAAGTGTTCCATTTAGATAGTATTGTGTTGGGTGCGGTGTCCACCTTGCCCAAACCATACTTCGCCAATCCTGCGGAGCGTCATTTTTGGATGAAGTATCAAAGCGTCTTGCAATAAACCCATTACGTGGCGTTTTGCCATCCTCACATTGATTATTGTAAAATTCATACCAAATTATATCATTTGAATATTTTGGACTAAAAGCGATAGTTTCAAAATTACCCTTGCTTGAAGCTGTAAGAATTAAAGGTTCTACCGCCATTTCCTTCAATGCGTTTGTTGTAGGCTGTATATATTTTGTGGCATAATCTGTTAGTAAATACCTTCGACCTTCTACCAATTGGTCGTTCCTTCTCATTTCATACAATTCAGCATATGTTCTTTTCTCAAATCCCCCTATGCCTGCCATTTTGTCAAGTAAGCTTTTATAAGCTGTATCTATTTTTGTATTATCACTGTTAAAATCTTCTCTTTTGGGTCTATCACTTCCAACCCAATTATTTAACTGTAGGTTAGGTGTTTTGTTTGTACTTGGCATCTTATAACCTCCTATACTAAATAAAGTTCCCACTCGTCAAAAGTTAAGTCTAATGAGTCCCATTTGTCCCATTCGTAGTTATAACTATCGAACTTATCCCACCATAGATAAACAAAGACAAAACTAACATCTAAATGAGCGGGTTTTAATTGTTCAATTACATTCTGAAAATCCGAGAAGTTGGGTGGTACTCCTGCAACATCTGTATATTTTATTATTATTGTACTATCTTCAAATAATACTTCTATATTTCCATTTTTATAGCTCTTGGCTATTTCTTTTATACGTGTTGAACTTAACTTTTGTAATCCTCTTAACTTAGATATTATTAAGCTTATTCTTTCATTTAATTCTGTTGTAGGTGAAGTAATTTTTAATATCTTTTCCCATCTACTAGCACCCCAAGGTGATAATGTTTGCATAAAGTTATTTGCTATTACTTCCTTATAGTCTTTTTCTTCTGTTGCTGACTCTTTTGCATTTGCTTTTAATATTTCTTGCATTTCGAGAATTTCTAAATAATATGTGGGCTGATAGGTTTGCATTTCTTTGTAAAAATCCATTTTCAACCCTCCTACTGTGTAGCTGTTATAGTGCCAGTTACTGCCACGCTCTCTAAATCTATTTCTATATTAGCAGTACCGCCATTAACTTCTAGGTTATCAAAGTCAATAATTGCTTCGGCATTTAATAACATTGCCGCAATCTCTTGATATCTTACTATATCTTTTCTACTTTCCTCTTTAAATGCTAAATTTCTTAGATAACTTGTTAATCCTGCTGTTGTTTCTTCTACAACATCATTAATATCTTTTCCTGTAGCTAGTTGAGTAACTCTAAAAGATAAATTAATGTCTACAGTTTCAGCGGCTTTAGCAGTAAATACGCACCCTATATCTGCCACACCTTCACCTAATCCTGTACTGTTAGGGTCAATATATTGTTGCACTTGGTCAACTATTATTTGACTCGCGGGTTTTTTCTCACTATCTACTAGCACCGCTTTAACTGTATTAACACCATTCCATAAAGGAAATACTCTAGCCGCTCCAACTCCCACAACATCATTGCACCATTTTCTAATTTGTGCTTTATTAGAATTTAGCTCTGGTTGTCTTATTTTTAAAAGTATTCTTTGCCTGTAACTTTCATCATCTTCGATTTCTTTAGCAGGAATTACAACCTGTCCTATCGTTGCACTTTCTAACCCTTGTATTTCGATAACTGGGATTAATGTACTTCCTGTTATTGTGCTATTCCCTACAATCCCTACAGTATCACAAGTTACATAGTTATTATCATACGTCCAATACAATCCATCATTCGTAAAGAAACGAGTTCCATTTGTTATTATCGCTGTGCCTACAAAAGTTACTTCTCTTACAGCCGCAACCGCATTATCACGTTCAACTCCAAATTCAAACCCTTTTTTATTAAGGTATTCATCAGACGCAGTATCTAAGAATAGAATATTATCTATAATCCATCTTAAATCTTGATAAAATTTAGCCATTAAAAATGACTGTGGAGCTAAAGAGTCATATATTATACTCCCTTTTCTCTTATCTACATTTTCCGTAATACTGTCAAGTAATTCCTGTAGTATATTTTCCGCTGTTCTATCTTCAAACATTCATTTACCTCCTTTCCTCTTGGTGTTCAATGTTGAATTCACCAAAAACGGAGTCTATTACAAATTCCACATTGACACTATCATTATTAAAGCTAAACTTAAAATCTCTTACATTTAAAATTCTTTCGTCTTCGTATAGTGCTTCTTTTGCAACCCTTTGAAACTCTGATATTATGAACTCATTTGAATAACTACCGCTTATAATATCATATAGTTCAACACCGTAATTTTGGTCGTAAATTAGATAGGCATATCTTTCAGTGTTCATCATCTTGAATATGGCTTGTTGTAAGGCTTCTATTCCGTCAACTTTGCCTATTATTCTTTTTGTATAAGGGTCTAATTTGTACGTAAAAGAGGTTTGAATATCTTGTGGTTGTTGTTCTACTTCGAGGTTAAAACCCTCTGGTATAAGTGCCATATTTACACCACCCTGTCTATCACTACAAACTTTTGAGCATTATTAAAACCTACTACTAATATTATATCATTTATTCGTAAAGCATTATCTACTTCAACATTTCTAATTATTCCATCCATTTTCATATCCACTTTATACTTTGTAACACTCCTTGTTAGCATTAAAAAGTCATTAGGGATTTGTCTTTTTGGTTGGTCAACAACTTGTATAGTAAGCGGACTTATAGTTAATACTTTACATTGCAATATTTCTATATCATTCGGTGTATTATCAATCATTTCTTTGAATAATTCTACCATATATTACCACCTCTTAATTTAATTCTAAACTTTCTTTAAGTTCCAAATCCATAGTATGACTTTTATTATTATAATTATGGGTGTCCTTTTGTACATAGTACGCTCTTTTAATCCCTAGCTCTGGTATATTAACAAAAACGCTATCTCCTGCTATTACATCATTAAGACCTAAACAAGTTAGACTAAATGTTTTCTCTGGTCTGCCCAACTCTTTTAACATCTGCTTTACTTTTTGATTTAATGTTGCTTGATTGGTTTTCTCTGTTGCATTTTCATAAGCCTGTAATATACCAAATTTCTTTATTAGTGCATTATCTTGTGCCATAGCTGTGAGTGTTTTTTTATCTTCTGTATTTACTAATTTCACTTTTGTTTTTAGGTTTTCAGCGTTCTCACTGTAACTATAGTCAACCAAGTTCCCTTTCTCTATTATCCATTTATGAACTTGACTTTTGCGTTTTAATAGTTCCGCATTACCGTTGTTATCTCTTAAAGTGAACCTAGTTCCTGTATGTTTCCATACCTCTTTTTCTGCATTTTTAAAGTAATCCCATAGTTTCATTTCTTGTAGTGGTAAACTCTGTATTTTATAACTTACATCCTCTACTTTCCCTAGCTTAATACCAAACCTTTTAGCCATTTCTTTTATAACTGCTCCTATGGTTACATTTTTAAATGCAAATACATCTGTGTTGTTAACCCAATAGAACATACTGTCATAGCACTTGATAGCATATACACCGTTTTTATTAATATCAATGCTAAATATCATTCCTCTAAATAAAACCTTATTGTTATTGTCCACATAAAGTATTATTTGTCCTAGCTCTATTTTAGTATTTAGATTTTTAGTCAATACATTAAATGCCAAAGTACGAGAAGCGGAGTTTATATCTCCGCCCCATACTTTGGATGATGTAAATTCTGTTATATCCGTTGCAACATTATTACTCATTAAAATTATTTTCATATAGTTATGCCCTCCCAGATATATCTTTTAAATTATCTGGTATTTTTAATACCATCCCTGCTTTTAAGTTATTAGGGTTATTCTTTAGAAGCTGTGAGTTTAAATTTAGAAGTTCAACCCATGAAGATGACTTTCCTAATACTTCTGTAGCTATTTTCATCAAGAAATCCCCTTCTTTAACTGTGTAAGTCTTAGGCTTTATCCTTGCATCAACTCGTCCTGTTCCTGCATAGTTAGGAATTATTATTTTACCGCTTTTTATTTCTACTTTATTTTGAATTGGTTGCTTATATTCTTTAAACCCTAGTGTATAATAAATACTTCCAACATCCCCCGCTTTTTCACTAAATTCACAGGTTTCTATTGTAGTTTCTAAGTTTATTGGTGTATCTGTTATTACTACCCTAATAGTACCGCTTTTCTTCATATTTCTTATTCTGCTTACAAAATACATAGGTTCTTCAAACTTAGCATAATTGCATTGCGGAAAATATGCCGCAGGAAAGTGAGAACTGATTTGAAATGTTATAGGTGCTGACGTTTGAATTATTGTTGTATCTCCAAGTTTGTCAAGTGTTATATTCTCGTTTTGTTGGTCTAAATTAAAACTTATATCCTCTGGAAGTAATGGCAATCTTAACATTGTATTCCATTGTTTAAGCCATATTTGATATTTATTATCCATTACGCATTACCTCCTAAAATCATTTCCTCTTTAATCTTATTGGTAAAGAAATTATAGAAATACTGTGCCATTTGTTCCATATCTCCACTTGCCCCATCTACATGAAATTCAAAGTTGAATACATTACCGCCACCTTTACCTTCTAGTATCTTTTTAGTGTCTTTTACTCCTATTACATTAGACCCTTTTGACAAGTTGGTTAATGTTGGTCCAGTGACAATTTCTGGCTCACCTGTTTCTCCAATTCCTGCAAGTCCACCGCCCCAATTTCTAGTACCTTTTTCAAGCATTGGTATTTTCGGTATGTTTACCCCAAAACTTTTACCGCCCCAAAAAGGAACCCATTCTGGGATGTCTACATTTATCTTGTTAATATGCTCTAATGCTCCATTATAAGTCCT